ACAGGCACGCCATCAACCTTATATGTACACAATGCCGCAAAGGTCGCGCCCTTTTTAATCGTGATGGTTGAGTCGGTGCAGGTCATTACGCAAACGCCACAATACTTAATTCCCACTTGCTCGCTGCCGATAGCGCAGTAGTTCCACCGCCGCCTTTGTTGGCAAGTTGAAAGCCGCCAGATGGAAATCTGATTACTACGTTTGTAGTAGTTATCAGCATTGAAAATCCCTCGTTACTCAACGCATACGGCGCGATAATTACAACGTCATTGACGGCATAACCTGCGTCCGTGCTAACACAAGTTAGTTTAACTGTAACAATCGAAGGCGCAACGATAATACCGTGAGCGAATGTGTACGTAGTATCGGTGAAGTCAGTTACAGTCTGTGCCGCTGGGCTTCCGCGCCGACTTATAGAATTATTCGCTAGCAGACCGAACACGCTCCAAACCGCCGCCGCTGACTTCGCAATCGTCACAGCGCTATACGGTGCGACTGTGATAGATGTAGTGCTTCCGTTCACACCGGCAAACGTGCTGGCGCCATCGCGTGCAATAGTGACATCGGTAGCCAGATAGTTTACGAAATAATACGCGGTTCCAGTTGTAACGCCTGCAATCGCTGGCATGGTTGTAGCAGCCGCTGCGCCGCTTGAGAAGTGCAACTTGCCAGCATTGGCTGCAAGGAATGTGTAAGGCGTTGTGCTGATATCAACGATGCCATCGAATGAATTTCCGGATAACAGTACGTTTTTCTCAACACTGGTAATGTCAAATTCAGTGCCATTGTATACAAGTGTCGCCTCGTATCCGGCTTGCAGCTCACCACCTATACACGCGGCTCCATTGTTAAATATATTTTTTGCACCAAGTCCGGACACGTTTATGGTGCTTGTGGACGTATTGGTATTCGATGGGACAATGCGTACGCGCATACCGGCAAAGTATCCGACAGCGGACGGTATCGCATAGAACGCAACGCCAGCCGCTGCGATAGTGGCTACATAAGCGTTCGCCGCTCCTGAGTCGGTGTAGTAATCACCAGCCGCCGCGTGAACAGTCATAGCGCGTGCCGTTTGCGTATTGTCTCCAGTATCAAGCGCCATGCCAGCCGCTACGATAGCGTTGTTGTTTTCGTTCTTCATTCCGTTAGCGTCCTGATACGGGAACTGTACGCCGACGTTATATACTGTGGTTGTTGCTGACATGTGATGCGTCCTCTGTTATGCGTTAACGAATTGCAAGCTCGTATTTGCAGGTTTAAGTTTCTGGAATAAGCACTGAAGTATTCCAGCGCTTACCGTATCTTCAAATGTAAAATCAAACGTGTAGTCGAACCCTGTAGGCGATACATTCTCGCCGTTAATAATCCACGTGAAGCGCGATTCTTTTAAATCAATAAATGTAAAGTCAAATGTGTAGTTAAAAAAAGCATCTTCTACTGGGCGGCTTATCGTTATGGTGAATCCCAGCTCATCGGCTAAATCAATAAAATCCTGTTCGGTCACAACGTACAGCGATACCATTTTCAACAGGCAATTACGCTGCCTTCCCGCCAATGTGTCGGCAATACCAAAACAGTCGTCCGGTATGCCAAGCGCGCGTTCAAAATCACTGATAAACGACTCTGTGGTGTTAATGAATACCTCATCCCAAAAAGCACTCAATGCCTCCTCTTGACGCTTCGAGGATGCACCAAAACCGCGCAGCAAATCGCGCAGCTTTGAATCAACGATATTCTTGCCACGCCATAGCTTGCCTTCCGGCATATAGTCAGCGTGTGACTGCGCGTGCTCCTCTACGGTATGCGATTTGAATAAAGGAAGATAATCACTCACGGGAAGTTCACCGCGCCAAGTATTACAAGTTCGCCAGGATTGCCGCCCAATGAACCAGCAGGTGAGTCTAGCGTGAAGGTGTCTAAAGACGCGCCGGTTTCAGTATCAAATGTGTTCTGGATAACAGACCGATACTGGTCCTGTGTTACGGCTACACCAACATCGCCGCCATCAAGGAAGTATGCCGACAGGTTATCCGATATTGCCGTTCTCATAGTAGGCGTATCAGGCGATATGGCGCTGAATGTGAAGTCCTCTGTAACCGGAGTCGGGGCGTTCACCATCAAATCTGCGCTTGCCATGTGCGCAGGCTTCTGTTGTGCATCCATGACATCCTTAACCTCTTGCACTTCCGCGCCGTTCGGTATGATGCTGGTATCGTTGCCGCGTATGAAATAGATAATAGTCTGTCCTGGTTCACCGCCTTGCGCATCGTCTGGCGTGAATACCCAAACCTTAGTAACGCCGGACACATTATCGCGTATGAATGTTTTAATCGTATCAACGCTAAAGAACGCAAGATATCCGCGCACTCTTTCAAGCATTCTGTCTCGGTAGTCAGTAGGTGATTCGATGTCTGAACCGCCGCCGATACCGTCTTGCGTAACCATCGCAGTGCTATCAATACCGGCAAGCGTATTTGAAAACGTGAGCGTAGTGTTTGCGTCCTGATTAGTATCAACGCCAAAATCAACAGACTGCAATGACATCAAAGCCGCTGTTACTGATACCGATATAGTTCCAGTTGCTGGTGACGTTGTAGAGTTCGGCAACGTGTACGAGAACGAGCTACCATCAATAACGGATATAGCAAACGAACCGTTATACGCTGATTCGTTTGCGCCTGATATTACAGCAGTCAGGTTGTTGGCAAGCGGATAATCGCTCGGCATGGTGAACGTCGCCGTAGTGCCAGTGCTTGTCAGACTTAATGCAGTAGTTGAACCCTCATACACTATCGCCTCGGCGGTTAGCTCGTATGTGATGCCGTCTGCGCTTGTTAGTTGCTCACCAGCGGCTATGCTTGCCCCTAGTGTGCCTGTTGCATATCCGCTTCCCGTTGATTGTTTCGCGTGGTTAGGTGGCCCGACCCATACGTTAGCCCATCGCGACAGCGATGTACCGGTTGCCGTGTCCCAGAACATTTGCTCGCGCAATAATGCAAGCTGTAGGAAAAAATCATACTGGCGGTTAGCGTTCGAGTCAGAAAGCGCTGTTACCCAGTTTGCTTCGACAAACGGATCTGATTCCGGTATCTGCTCTTGAATATCGGCGCGGTTTCTGTCTTTCAATACCTGCGCGTTAGCGGGTAGGTTTAGCTCAGCCATTAGGCGTGAATCCCCATAATGATACTCGTTTGCTTTCCACACTTCCGTCCGGATGCGCTATTCTTATGTCGGCGTCCAGAGTATTAGCGCCGGACCGTATCGGCGTTACAGTTACCGAAGTCGCATATTCAAAATCTACCAGCCACTTCAGGCATGTGCGTGTTGTATCTGCCAGACCGTTAGCGGTTTTGTTAATCAGTCGGGCTTGCTCGTATAGCCAGTTGAGCGAGCCTATCTCTATCGAGTTACCGAGATTGCCAATCCAGCCGCGACGGAGTTCTGGTTTTTCTATCTGTGTTGCGCTTGCCCGTGCGTCTGTGAATACGCTGATAAATATTGCCGTGTCGAACCCTTGCAGCTTTGTCAGGTCGCCATCGGTGAACGATATGTCGTAATAGCCAGCGTCGGTGTTAAGCGCTACGTCTGTGTATTCAGCCATTACGTTGTGCCTATGCCGTTTGCAATCAATGCAAGACGGATGTTATTAGCGAGTGTTTGTGTCTCACCGGCATTAGTTGCCGCGTTACCAAGTGAATAAACCGTCTGAGCTGAAGCGCCATTGCATCCGAATGCGCCGCTTACAGTTGTATTCCCTGTTAAGTTTATCGTAGGCGCCTGTATCAGGGCAGTGCCAGAAATGGTACTAGACAGATTTGCGGCTGTCTGAATGATGTCTCCGGTAACGGTATCAGTCATATCGCCTGTGACAGTATTTGTTAGGCTTCCGGCTATGGTGTTAAGCACGTCACCGGTTATCTGCGCAACAAGGTCATTAAGCGATACCATTTTAATGTCGCCGTTCTCGGTTAGCAGAATGTAGCTACCAGTTGCGGCGTTATGAATTCCACCCTCGCCTTCAGCAAGGCCTTTCAGCCTGGCTTTAGGGTCGTGGAATATCGTAGCCGAGTTTTGCTCCTGTCCTTGCAGGTTGAATTTTACGCCAAGCGCGTCCGAAGTCGGATTGCCGATCAACGGATACGGCAGCAATCGTGTTGTGACAGATACCTTTTTTCCGCTCGATATTTGAGCCGAAGGGTATCGCTCGGTGTCAGCCGATACGCGAGTCACACGCGCCTGCGTGATGGTGTTCATTAGCTTGATGAGTAGCTCGCGCATTATCGCCCCGTCCTGCCGTTTAGCTTATCGTCGGCACTCTTGTCGATGGCTTCCTGCGCGGTTTGGTTAATCTCTTCATCGGTTAATTGCGCTCCACCAAATGGGTCGCCGATACTGTTGGCATCCTGTGTGCTGACAGGCGCGGCCAGCTCAAGCGTATAGGCGTTCGCAACGACGAAATCAACGGCAGTCTCGATGCCTTCGTTCAGGTTCTCCTTAAACGTGACAGACTTTATGAGCATGGTCTCATTGATGGCGGCGTTATCATCGATAACCATGGCAGTGCGGTTAAACCATAACGGCGTGCCAGTGCGCACGGTATGGGTGTCAATAACGCAAGAATACTGACGGCTGCGTGCCATGCGGATATTCGCTTCCCATTCGGCGCGTTCCTTGAGTGCGGAGACATCGCTGACGTTCTCGGCTACCAGATACAGAACCCGGGTGTTGCGTGTCATGGACGTGTCGGATGCCTCTGCCTGAGCGTCTACCATCGACTCGTTATCGGTGTCGCCTGCCTCGTTCATGCCCTGCATATTGGCTTGCGAGCCTACGATGTACTTGCTGAACCGTTGCGAGTAGTCATAACTTACCGATGATGACAGCACGTTATTCTGTAGGCGCGTATCGTTGCGCTTGTTGATGAACGACATCCCGAGTGGATTGCCGCTTGCCCTGGTGATCACAATAGCGCCGGCGCCATTGGTTGTGAGCATAACGCGCTTCTTACGTGCGAACTTCTCAAGGTAGTCATGCGCGCTCTGACCCGCATCTGGCGCCACAATTTCAAACGACGTGAAGTCCTCTAGGTCTGTAACCTGATTGATCACTGGCAATGCCAGCCCGAACAACGCCTGCACCTGATTGATAAGCGATACCAGCGATATGTTCTGCGCAGACGGGCTGAATGTGGCTGGCATGGTCGAATCAACCAAGTCGCAAGTGAGATCGCGTCCCGCTACTGTTACCGAGTGCGTGGTGTTGGACGTATCTACGTTCACTGACTCGACATAGCCGGTGAGCACTGGAACTCCGCTAATAGTTACCTTGCACAGCGAGCCCAGCTTTACCGGGTATGATTTTGCGTTGAATGCGCCATTGACATCGATAGCCGAAAAGCTGAACTGTCCGGCGAACGTCTCGATATTCTGTGTGACCGCCATGGCCGTGAAATTGGTATATGGCACGCCATCTACTACCAATGCCATCATTCGGATAGCACCTGAATGTTACCGGCAATGAATGATATATCCGCGGTATTATTAAGCGCGGCTATAGAGTCTGTAACGGCATCATCATCGGCGCCATAATATGCAAAGCACAGGGCCCTAACTGGTCTCTGGGCAGTTCTGACTACCAGTAAATGCTTGGCACTCACGCGCTCGGCATTCAGGAAAGCATTAGTCAGTGTGCGCACCTTCATAATGGCATCGCGCAGGTCGCCGGATATCTCGCCATCGATTAGCGAGTCATATTGCGATTCGATAGTTGCCTTGATGGCGTCGATATCGTCAACTGTGGCATATTCCTTGACGGCAGCGGCTTGGTATGCGTTCACCAGGTAAGCAGCCTTCATGCCGTTAACCATAAGGTTCTGATTCGTGCGTCGCTGTATCCGCGAGTACGTGTTACCGGTCACGAGGTCGAGATTGTCCCCGAATCCGAACATATCCAGATAGACGTCAAGCGCGCTATCAACAGTCTCATATAGACCACGTGTGGATTGCACGACATCGATCAACGAATCGGCGAGCAGCTGCGGTGCTTGTACAAGTGCGACAA